TATCTCGTTCCCGGCTGTATACTTTTACGCCATCAGAATCAAGAGCAAATCCTCTGACCTTGTCGGCTGTCAGTGTGGCATCACAATCAGTCACCCAATCATTACCACAAGTCTTAACCCTGATTGCATGAATAGGAGGCTTAAAAGCCAAATCTTCAAACGCCATAACTTTCCTCCTTCGGCGGATCGCTGCGGAACACCATTTTCCCGCCGTACCCAAGTGCGGCGTTCATTTCGTCCGAAAGGCCACACTCTTCATAGACTTTCTCTTCATCGCCGGTGTTGAGGAAAATCCAGAGGTGCATCGCCCTGGCGGCCTTGAGAAGTTCCTCTGTGGCATCGGCGGCATCTAAAAGCAGATGTTCTTTTCGCCGCAGCACGTCCCATGACTTGCACTCGTCCTTTTCGGCGTCGTAGTAACTGCATCCGTCACATTCGGACGGTTCGCCGGGAAACCGCACCTCCGTTCCCCAATCGCTGCAAATTCGGAGGCTCTTTACCAGTTCGGTGTAGTCCATCAGTTAACCTCTAACCTCCCATCCGTAATCATCTTTCAATGCCTTACGGATCTGCGGGATCGTCAACGCCCCGGAGAGAATGCTGTCCCGGATGGAGTTGACTTCGTGCTTTAGGATCTCCATAGTGTCCTTGTCCGGGCTAAACGCCACAACAAAAGCCCAGGTGAAGATGACCAATGCGTTGCCAACCGCAGTAGTGAGCGTCATATCATAAGTGCGCCGATGCTTTGACTTGTTGCTCACGGCAGCACCTCAATGTCGGCATCCTCTGCTCCGGGGACTTCTGCCCATTCCTTATAGGACTTGTGGCGGGGTTCCTCATTCTGCCGGGAGATCCAAGCCCCGGCGAAAACCGCAACCGCTACAAGGAACCCACCGGCAGCACAAAACGGGATCTGATACTGCTGCCAAAAGTTAAAGCTGACAGCGTGGCATACAAGCTGGACGGCCTGTCCAAGCGCAAACGCCACAAGAATCTTTGTTGTTTTCTTATTCATCATTTTCCTCCATCCAAAACCACGCATCCTGGATATCAAGGCAGTTGTCGCATCCAAGGACTTCGTGGTTTTCGTTTACCACGATCTTTCCGCACTCCTCCCCGCAGACAGGGCAAACAGGAACCCTTGGCTCCGGGGAAGTCGGATAATCCCTTACTCCCCAACCCATATCCTATATGCCTCCATCTGCGCCCGGAGCCGTGCGTTGTGCAGATTCGTGTTGTCCGGGTTCCATCCGCATCCTTTGCACCGCCATTTTTCGGCGCACAAAACCGCCTTGTTGAATTTGCAGCTGTCATCGTTTGCCGGGGCGTTGTACGGGGCATTAACGAACACGGGTTCAAACTCTTCCACTCGGCAATACCTCCTTTAAGCAAATGTACATAGAACCGTCCCCGGCTCGTTTGACCTTGTATCTCGCTCCCGTGCCAAACCAATATTTAGGGAGAAACCCGGACGATACATACCCGTTGCAAGTGACTTGAATGTCACTTCGCTTTCGCAGTAGTTTTGATTTCTTTCCAACAAAGTCCTCACCCACGGGGCGAATCACGATGTAGTCATGCTTGCTTGACTTCAACACCTGGACATACTCCACGCCGTCAAGCGCATCTTTAACCGTTCTGTTCAACCGTATCCGATAGATGAACGATTCTTGACCCTCATAGTGGTCAAGCGTTGCCGCCGCAATCACTTGTTGACCACCTCCGCTTCGTATCCGTCTGCTTTGAGCGATTCGATGATCGCCCACAAAATGAGACATGTCATGCTCACAGCACTTTGACCCCGGCGCATACCGCCATCAAAGCGGTAATAAGGAACACTATTGCGTTTGCCATCGTCTTTCTCCTTTCTGTACTGTTTTTCGTACCGCCGCCGTGTCATACTGTTCTTGCAAAAAATGATTGACATGGTGACCGCTTGTGTGATACCATATCCACAAATAGTCTGTAATGACAGCCGCCAAGCTAATTTACATAACTGTTTGTTGGATTGTCTAAAATGTACCACACTATTAGTGCGATTACAAGTTAAATAATCCTACAAATAGTTACACACAATGTAACTATTGGAGGGGTTACCATGTTCTATCAAAATTTCGTTTATCTCTGCGAAAAACTTGGTGTATCGAGAAGTAATGTGTGCAAAAAACTTGGTCTGTCCGAAAACGCATGGAAACGGTGGGAAAATGAGTCCACGCCAAGGAAGTCAACCGTGCTTGCCGTATCTCGGTTTTTCGGCGTTTCCTATGAGGATCTGCTGCATACAGATATAAAAAGCGAACCAAGTGGCGGCAGAAACGAGTCCGTAAACGCACGGCAAGAAGCGTTTGACCGTGCTGAAATGCGAATCCTGTTTGATGCGGCAAAGGATGTACCGGCAAGCAAAATCTATGAAGTAGTATCGATGTTAGAAAAATATAAGGAGGAAAGCAAAGGCAAATGAGCAATGCCATCGAGGGCGTTGACTATTTTGTGTACGTTGTTCCGTTCCCGCCGAATGTTCATGGTGCAGTAGTAACCAACGAGGACGGCACGTTCTCTGTTTACATCAACGCAAACGATACAAGAGAGCGTCAGCGGAAAGCCGGGGAACACGAAATCAAACGGCACATAGAGAATAACGATTTTGCCAAGTCGGATGTGGTCGAAATAGAGGGCTTATAAAATGCGAGTTGCACTTTACTGCCGTGTCAGTACAGAAGAACAGGCTTTGCACGGCCTGTCTATAGATGCGCAAAAAGCCGCCCTAGATGAATGGGCGGCTAATCAATCATATTCGGTTGTCGATCATTATATAGATTTAGGTATCTCTGCCCGGAAACCCATCACGAAACGCCCGGAGTTGCAACGGTTACTGCGTGATGTAGAGCTTGGCAAGGTCGATCTGATTGCCTTTACTAAATTGGACAGATGGACAAGGAATATCCGGGAGTATTATAAAGCGCAGGATATTCTTGATAAGCACGGCGTTGCATGGAAAGCGATTCATGAGGACTACGAAACGCAGACAGCTGGCGGTAGGCTGAAAGTTAATATAATGTTGGCGGTTGCACAGGATGAAGCAGACCGCACATCGGAACGCATCAAGACCGTGTTTGAACGCAAACGGCAACAGGGCATTGTCCCCACCGGCAAAGTCCCCCTTGGCGTCCAAATCGTAGACGGTCACTATGCGCCGTCAGATGAAGCGGACAAAGTTGTAGACATTTTCAATACCTATATAAATACTCGTTCAGCCCAAGAAACTGCGAGGCGTTTCGGATTAACAATGCAAGGCATTAGTTATATGCTCCGCAATCGAACATACCTTGACGCCGGTGTTATCTCCGAAGAAGTTTTCAATCTTGCCCAAAATATAAAGCAGACGAGGGCGCAAAGGCGTGGGCGCACAGACAGGGTGTATTTGTTCTCCGGGATCATCGTCTGCCCACATTGCGGAAACAAATTATCTTCTGCGTATAACAACGGATATAATGCCTACCGCTGTTGTCGGCGGCATGATGGCCTGTGTGATGGGTTCTATGTCAACGAAAAGAAACTGGAGAAGTATTGCCTTGCACAACTGATGCCGTCTGTAAAGGAATATAACTTGATAGTAAAAAAGCAAAAAAAGAAAGCCCCGGACATTGCCTCGTTGAAGCAACGCCGGGACAAGTTGACGGATCTATATATGGACAATCTAATCTCTAAGGAGAAATACGCAGAGGACTTCAAGGCCATCACGGACGAAATTATGGTGGCAGAGAACACACCACGCCCTGTCAACACGGAAGAAATCAAGACCGTGCTGGCGGCTTATAACGGTCTTTCACCGGCGGGGAAAAAGGCGTTTTGGAGCCGTGTTCTGACGAAAATTATCCCGCGCCCGGAAACGGGAGACTTCACGCTTTTATATACAAATGGTAATATAACATCCGACATTTTACCTTATGTATATAAACGGCTTATTTAGAAAAGCGTGATTATCGTAACATTTTTGGCATGAAAAGCGTGATAAAATCACGGAAAATACTATTAATCAAAACAATTTTTCCGTGATTACTCGTTTACTTGAACGTACTAAAGTTTTTGCGTAGAAGAGCGTTTTCGATAGGGGGGCATATAATTACCCTACCCGCCTTAAAATTGCTCAGAACGCATTCTACGGCGTTTCAAGAGCATAGTGTAAAAACTCCCTCCCCGGTGTTGGGGAGGGTTGTTTTTTACGCAGATTTGTTTTCAAGGGCCTTGATGCGCTCGTTAAGCCTCTCTTCCTCGGCCTCAAGCAACGGCACACGGGTGGCAAACTCATTGTGCCTACGGACTTCTCTCGTCAGTTCATCAATCTTTGTGTCTGTCACCGCTTGGTACTTATAGAGGCTTGCTTTCAGCTTTTCATCGTTAATTTCGCTTTGCTTATCCAGTTTGGCGTACAACTCCTTGCTGGATGACCGGGAAATCAAAAGCTGTCCTATCACTGCGAAAATGCCAGTAATAATGGCAACAATCACAGCATCGCTCATTACATCGTCACCACCATTTCCTTACGCATTCCTCTGAGGGTCAGCGTGTGTAAATCATGGGCAGACGGCAGGAGCATCTTCTGCGAGGCATAACCGCCGTATTCAAGCCAACTGGTCATGTTAATAACCTTAAACGGTTTGACGGTCACCTTGTTGTTCTGCTTGTCAATGACAATCTTTCCGGGGACGGTGGTAAAGGGCTTGTGCGTGTGTCCCATGATAAGGGCATCCATGCCATCAATAGCGCACCCAAATCGTTCCCCTTTAAGCACGGCTCCGCTCGTCAGCGCACCGCCACCGGCTCCGTGAGTGACAACAAGCGTGTAGGTGGGATTCGTTTCCCCGCTTGACTTGGAATCGCCAAACTGCAACTTGACAAAGGCGATGTTTTCCCGGTAGATGTCCTCCCGGTCGATTTTGCAAAGGATATCATATGTGGGGTCATCGTCTGCGTCCTTTGTGCTTCGCCTCTCATGGTTTCCGCTGACGGCAGCGAGGATCTTGTCTGCTACCGGGGCGAGAATCTTCGCCATCATCTTCTTTTGGTCGGCAGGTCGCATGGTTTCCTCAAAGATGTTGCTGACGGACGAGCGGGTGCAGTTGTTTATCAGATCGCCGCCAAGCACCAGGTACACATTCGGCTTGTCCTTGATGCTGTCGATGAACCGCATAAACTCCTGCTCCATACATTCCCGTGCGCCAAGGTGGACATCTGATATGGGGATGATGGTAATGTCCTCGCGGGGAAACTTGTGGACGATCATCTCGAAATCCGGGAGCATTACTTTTCCCCCTCATGTTTTCCGTTGTAATACTGATTGGAGGAAATACGGAGGATAACACCAAGGAACGTGTCAACGGCGGTGATTGTTCCGACAATCTGCTCACCGTAGGGAAGTCCCCAAATCCCGGAAATGGCAAAGTACAGAGTGCCAAGTGCCGGGAGAACCACTTGTGCGATGTACTTGAGAATGTCATAGGTTTTATTGCTCATGCAATTACCTCCCAAGCAAAATGCGGTTGACTTCGGCTTGTACTTTGTCCGGGTCATACCCCGCCAAGCGAAGACGGATGCGGCGAATCGTACCATTTCCCCACTTCCCGGCAATCACTTCTTTTGCAATGGTGTTCACCGTTTCGGCGGTTTCCTTGGGCTTTGCCACAAGGATTTCATTGACCCGGGCCTGTACTGCGGAATAATCCCACCCCGCTTGTTCAAGGGCTTGCACACGCTTCGAACCGTTGCCCCATTTGCCGTCTATGACTTCACGGGCCACTTCGTCAAGCGTTTTCGTCTGGGGCGGGAACACGGGTTCAATGCCGCATAGCTTGTCCCAATCGGCCCTTGTGCCGTAGAACAGGCTTGCGTCAAGGTGACTTTTCCAACCGGGCAAATAAAGCTGTGAAGTGTACTGCCGCATTGTTTCCTTTGACCAAGGCCAGACGCTCCCCTTCTTCCAAGGGTTGACAGAAAAATCGTACATCGGCTTGTAGTCGGCGTACTGTGCTACCCAAAGGGGATAGTTTTTCGCTATGGTCTGCATATCTGCCCGGTTTGCCAACCCTTGCGAACAGTAGAGCATAGGCCGCACCCCGGTCAGAGCAAAGGTGGTGTCCAAAAAG